AGTTACTTACATCAAGATAGGCATCTTCCATTGGTTCATCAACAGCAGATTCTCTACGACTTAGTAACATAGTTTTTAATCTTTGTATCTTATCATTCATACGAAACCACAAGCCAGTCAATGCAAGGTGAACTTCATCTTGTGTTTGTAACATCGTACCGACAGAAATGTTACCAGGACCATAGTCGTGCTGTTTCTTCAAAAACAATTCATATTGTTCCCTTTGTAACCTTTTGAACTCCTTAGTCATCTCAGGCCATTCTTTCTCCATTTGTTCTACAACAGGATGTACATCCTCTGTGTAAGATACACTTTTAGATTCTTTTATAGTTTTCATTATAACACTCCAATTTACACTTAAAGCTACGAATTATTTTTGATAAAGTCAAGCTTTTTTATTTGTCTTTTGATTTTTTTATTGAGATAGTATACATAAATATGTTTAGGTTTTCTGTTAACGTAAAAAATATTTTCGTCGCCACTATCAAATCTTCTTTTTAATTCTCTCCCATAAGGTCGAGCCTTTTGATTTAGTGACCTAGCGTGATATTCCTTTCCATCAACCATCAGTATTCTTGCCTTTGCAGTCTCACCTAAATACTCAAAGTTACTAGCTTTATATATCACACCAGAATGACCGTAATGTTGGTCAGCAAAAGAAACAATAACTTCTACATCGGTATTTGCTTTTAACCATCTTAATGTTTTACCTACAAAGTAACTCTCTGTATTCTTTGGCGTATCATCAATACATACTAACCTGCGTAGTTCCATACACTTCTGAGGATTAATTGGATTATACTTTGCTGCCGTAGCAGGCATAGATGGTATTGCATATAACATCGCACCAATCATAGTTGGTAAACCAAAATTCCCTTCTTTATACAAACCAAAATGATGATACGATTGAATACCATTTATATTGTGAGAATAATGATGCTTTTCTATGAAATTACAAACACCCTTTCTATTTGTATACTCAACTGTAAAATCAGTTACACTCATAAACCAAGCTTATGACACTCCTGCTCCGTTTTACCGTACTTCATCAGTATGTCTTTAAGTTCTGCGATACCACCTTCGGACATCTCATAAACCTCTACAGCATCTTCTGCTTCTTTCATACTTACCTGCAAATATTTTGCAACATATTCATAGACTTCTTTTGGATACTTCATTTTATCTCCTTTGGTATATTTCAACCACTGTTTTCCCTTTGGGAATATATTAGTGTATAACTTATATAATATCTCAGGCTCCAAGTTATACTTCTGTACTTCATTTACGATATCTATCCAATCCATTTTCATAGATAGAAATCTGTTCACCATATAATTAGACCAACTCTTTTTATCATTATCTGTTATTTCATCCCAATAGTTAGGACTCTGTACATCAGTTATTTGTTTGATATGGTCGAATAATGATTTAGCCATCTATTTCTGATTTCATTTTGTCTGGTACTTTACCACAATTCCCACAAGCAAAAGCCTGTATAGGTATTATGGCTTCTTGACCAGTTGGTGATACTATAGGTGAAAGTCTCTTAAGGAAGAAACTTTGTATGAATGTATAATTGCCACACTCATCACATTTCATAGTTTCGGCTTCTGATAAGTCTACCTGTGCCTGTTGTTGTGGTAATGGTTTTTGTGGTTTTAGTGTCATATTATCCTCACTTTATTATCGTTAGTAATTTTACCATTGTTGCCATAAAGTTAATTTCTTTATCAGGTACAACGGTGTCATCTCTTTGTCCTTCGGCCAAAGTCAATATAACTTCAGCTGTATGTCCTACTGCCCAATCATCAATAGTGTCGTACAATAATCTGAATCCTTCGGCAAAGTCAGTTACTTTCGCATCTGCTAAAAGTTTTCTTATATTTTTGAATGCATTTCTTTTGTTATCTTTCTTCAGTATTTCAATTAGCTTGAGTTTGTAATCATTCTCAATTATAGATTGTTTATCTATTGTCAATTTACCATCTACAACCTGTCTTTGTGCAGCATTTATAACTCTTCTGATATCAGGATAAGAAGCATTCACAAGTGTTACGATATCATCTAAGTCAAACTCAACGTTCTCCTCTTTCAAAATCGTACTAAGATGTGTTGCAACTTGTGACCTTTCAGGCGGTACAATCTGAAATGATTGACAACGACTCTGTATTGGGTCTATGATTCTTTCTACGAAGTTACAAGTTAAGATGAATCTACAATGTTTGGAGAAAGTCTCCATCATATTACGAAGTGCAGCCTGTGATGTCGGACTGATAAAATCAACCTCATCTAATATGATTATCTTCATACTTTGAAACCCAACGGTTGAAGCAAATGTTCTTACCTTTGGTATTAAATCATCAACCCTTCTAACATCAGAGGCATTTATGTAAAGATTATCACAATCTATACTATTCATCAACATTTTAGCAAGTGTGGTTTTACCAGTACCAGCTTTACCAAACAATAATAAGTGTGGTATATCACCATTATCTAAATACACCTTTACTTTGTTTGTTAGATGTTCATTACCTATGTAACTATCTAAGTTTTGTGGGCGATACTTTTCAACCCAAAGTGAATGTTCTATTCCCATTTATTATTCTCAACCTCTATTTTTCTAATATTCTTTTTGTGTTCATAGTTTTTTGGATAGTCTCTGATAGGATGTTTTAGAACCTTCATATACTTTCTTTTACTTGATTTACTACATAAAAAATATATGTATCTATGTTTACTAGCTTCTTCTTTCAACCAAAAATCATGTCCAATAGACTTAACTAATTTCTTAGGATCGGCACTACCAAATTTTGAATACACACTTCTACTGTGCATCCAATCACCATCCTCACTTAATCTTAATGAATAAGTTGGAGCAAGTTGAAACTCTCCTGCACCTTGATATATCCAATTAGTAGCTTGATAAATAGCACCATCATGTCCTTGCTCTGGATCGGCGTAAGAAACTAATATTTTTATGTTTGGTTTGTGTTCTTTTAACCATCTGAAAGATTGTGATATTACATAAGACTCTATGTTTTTACCATAACCATCAAATATAAATAGTCTAGTAAGCTCTAAGATATTTTTATTTTCTAAAACATCCTCAGTGAATATCGAACCTATTACTCTACGACCAACAGGAAAACCATAAGTAACAGCACCTATTAACTCTTCAACATCTTCATCAAAAAATCTATGTGAATTATCTGTTCTGTAATAAACACCCAAAGTTACTCCATCTGAATCTCTAAACTTATGAGTGTAGTGATTTTCTACTATGATTTTCCTGGCTATCGATTTAGGAATCGGTCGTACATTAACTCTACTTGTGTCTACATATGGTTCCATTACACATCTGTTTCAGCCACAAGCCAGTAAGTCGCATCGTAATCATCTATCTTAAAATTAATACGAGCTAAACCTTCAGAACTTACTTCAAGAATTGCACTTTCACAATCTTTGTTAGCAACTAACACATCTTTGAACAAATTAGCATTGAAAGAAACATTCTCTATCTTTACCAACTCTTCTGTGTCTACAGGTAATGTAACTCTGTTAGTATTAATCTCTGCATATCCAATTACAATCTGACAACTATCATCCGATGTCATAACAGTAAAGTTATCTGTTTCAGGTAAAGCAGATTTACCAGCTACAAACTTATCCATAAACACTTTATCAACTTTAATTTTAAGTTGAAATTCAGGAATATGTTTCATATTTGGTGGACTACTAATCACAGATAAATCAGATAACATATAGTTTACTTTAGATTTAGAGTCAGAAACTTTAAGAGCCACTGCCTTTTCACCAACTCTCATTAAATCTAAATTAATATTATCAGACAATACTGATAGTAACTTTACTAATTGTTCAGTATTATAAACGCCCATCTCCACATTTTCGAACTTCATATTACTCATTGTAAGTTCTCCAAGTAAGTTTTTGTCACCAGACATAAAACGTGTGGATAATTTATCACCTGAACTTTTGATTACAACCGATGAACAATTACCGCCCAAATAGTATTTGTCGATGAATCTATTCAACATTATCTTTTGCATAACCTATTTCTCCTATTATATTAATATATATTGTTTATTATTACCAAAGTTAAAAAAATCTTTCAATAGATGTCTTTTTATTTACAGGCTGATTCCATTGTAAAGTTTCGTAGAACATCATAATCTTTTTCTCTAACATTTGTGTATACATCTTTTTGTGGTCTATATGTTTCTTTATAAACTCTATAATCTCTGGTGGGTCTTCATAACCTTTATAACCACAAGATTCTAAGCCAAGTTCATTCTGTTTAAGATACACCCACTTAATTTTTTCTGACTCTGATATTGGTTCGTATTTGTTAAATACTCCAAAGTGTCTCATCAAATCATTGTAATTTATAGCTGCCTTAACATGTGCCGGTGAACCTTTTGCAAACTCAGTAAAGCTTCCGTTCTTACCTGCACTATACTTTTTGAGATTCCTCACACCTGTCGGCATAGCAATTCTATCGAAGTCTACCAACTTCATCGATTCTTTGAAGTTTATAATCCTATCATCAATCTTATCTTTGGGTACATTCGCCAGAATATCTTCTAACACACTCTTCAGTAGTTCACCCATAGCCTTTGGAAAGTTACTACGAACTAAGTCCAAACCCTTTACATGCAGTTTGTTTACCTTTACTCCATTGTCATTGATAATTTTCATACCATATCTTTTCTTCACAATGAACAAACCACTCTTAGCAATCAATTCCTGCTTTATCTCAAACCTATGTTTGTCTAAGTTTAGAAACTTCTTACCAAAGTAATCATAAGACTTATTCAGATATGTCTGCATCTCATCAGCCACATCCAATATAACTTTACTCATTTGTGTTTCTGTAAACTCTTTATTAGGAAATCTTTTCTTAACTAATGGTAGAGCTGAATAGAAAACAGAATCAGTATCGATGTAAATACAGTAATCTTTACTGTCGCCTAATTCATTATTGTAAAAGTAGTTACCAATTCTTTTGGTGAACTTAATCAGTTCTTGACCAGTTAGTGTTGTAGCTTCAGCATTATCCAAATCATAGAATCGGAATACAGGTAAACCTAATACACCATACAAAGAGTTTAGTACAACTTTTTGTATTAGCTGACGACTTTTGAAGTAAGTATACTTCTGTTCGTCACCAGCGTCACCGAACTTCTTCATCAACTTTCTATACTCCACACGAGTATCAAACCACTTTTCTAGTAGAGCTGGAATCAATCCTTTCTTATCACTACGATAAACAACACCATTAGAAGATACTGAAACTTTGTTCTTATCAAAGAAATCTTTGAGTTCTGCTTCAGTAAGTTTACCCATCTCTTTTTCACCTGACATCAAAGTATATGTTTTTTTATCTCCCTTTATAAACTCTTCAGCATCCCAACCTTTTAATTTTCCTATCTTAGTTTCAGGTGATATATTTAAAGACATAATAACAGATGGATACATAGAAGTAATATCTAAATCAAATACCCAATCGTGTTTGCCTTTTTGTGGTGGTTGTACATAAGCACCTGCAAATTTTTCATCTCCCATCTTTTCTGGTCTTGGTGGTTTGTTGGGAGCGACAACACCCAACTTTTTTAGGTATACCAATATAGCACCCTCTAAATATCTTGATGAGAAATAAACATCTTCATAAGGAACATGACCTACGTGACACACACCACGTGCCATCTCTATAAAATCTAATTTATCATTCAATCGTTTTACAAGTCTAACGTCATGTATGTTATACTCAACGAACTTATCGATATCATTTTCATATAAATCATTCAGAGTACCTGTATATTCTATTTTGTTTTCACTCAATTCGAATTCCGCTACTGCATCTAATCTGTAAGATGATAATTGTGTGTATGTAAATAACTTATACAATGCAAGATAATCCAAACAACTCACACCTGCAAACATATACCTCTTACGGTGTTTGTTCCAATGTACATTTCTTATTGGTGATAGTAAGTCTGCAACATTACTCCCCACCACATTACAACTCCTATTGTAAAGATATGGCATATCGAATGTATCTATGTTCCAACCTGTGAGAATAGTTGGTTTTATTTTCATATACAACATAAAAAATTTCTGTAGTAGTTCGAATTCATTTTCGAAACTATCTATTAAAACATTGTCATGTGATTTATATTTTAGTTTATCTGTTGGGTCTAAGACTAAAGCATAATACACATCTTCGTTAGAATCGTGTACAGCAATTGAAGTAATCTTATTTTCTGCTTTATGTACATCAGGAAAACCTTGCGTCACTTCAACCTCAATATCGATTGTCATCACAATATGACCTTTCGAAGTATCATCACTATTTGTATATTGGTCTACTAAAACTCTAGTCTCAGGCGGAACATCCGACTCAAAGAGGTTCGGTGTTTCATTATCCCACTTAGTAATTTTTTTAAGTTTATCACCATACAAAGATATGTGAGTACCAACTCTATCTTTCACATATGCATATTTTCTATATGGTATTACAAAATAACCTTTTTCGTCATCCCAAAGATGAACCTGTTGTTTTCTTGCGTCAAAATAAATATTTTGGTATATAACTAACTCCTACTAAAAGATTGTAAAATGCCCACTATCAACACTTTAAGCTACAAAGAAAACCTGAATAAGTCAAGTCTTTTTTTTGGAAAAATGGGGGGAATATTTCCCCCCAAATTTTACCATTAGAAATTGACAGATAGTCCTAAGTTGAAACTTCTTGGTGTGCCCAAGAATACTTCCGCATTGTGAGCAAGGTGAAGTTTATCACCGTACCCATTATACTTACTATTGTCAACTG